CTTTAACCCTGTTTCTGAGTGGGAAGGCTATGAGAGTACATTCTGGGGATTAAGTCCTTTGAGAAGTAGCGTAAACATTATTTCTCAGAAGAGATATGCAGATGTGGCACAGGGGTCATTGTTTGCGAACATGGGTCCTAGTGGTATTGTTAGTGGAAACGCTAAGCACGCAGATCAGGCTGAGTTGACTGCTGAGCAAGCTGTGGCGATTAACGACTCGTTCAGACAGAATCACATGGGGGCACACAATGCAGGAGACATTGTTGTGACACCTAGTGACTTGAAGTGGGTGCAGATAGGATTGAGTCCGGTGGACATGGGTATCTTGGACTTTAACTTGGATTTGGAACGACAGGTTGCGAATATCTACGGATATCCTTCTCAGTTGTTAAGTCCGCAGGGAACATTGGCCAATAGTGAGGCAGGAGATACTAGAGTGATTACTAACTGCGTGTTGCCATTGTTGAGAAAGATGGATGATGTGTGGACTAAGATGGCACGTCAATGGTATGGAGATAATACCTTGGTTGTGATGTCAGATACTGACGTTTATCCTGAATTGGAGGCTGACAAGAAGGAGTTGATTCATTGGATGAGACAGGCGATGGTATTCAGTCAGGATGAGATTAGAGAAGCATTAGGATATGGTACTTTGGTAGATGAGACTCAGGTGTTAGTTCCTTCGAACTATATGCCGTTGAGTGATATGCGAGGTATGAGCTTAGAAACAGAAGAACTAGACACGCAAGATACAGAAGATGAAGACGAAGATATTGAACAAGAACTTTGATCCGGTGAATGGGGTGATAACAGTAAAAGCCCAGAGTTTAAGTGATGAGTTTACTTGTTGGTGTAAGGCTAAGGACTACACCTTTGAGTTTCAAGAAGGAACTTCTAAGAAGGAAATAATTGAGCAGACGATAAAGTTATTGTCTGTAATGGTAAAATAAACTAAACACGATGATTACAGAACAAGAGTTTTTAAAGGCTGAGGTTGAACTTATGAACCTCACGATGAACAATGAGCTATTTGTAAATTTGGCAAAGAATGTCTCAAAGTATTGCAGAAAGTTTAATGCAGCTAATGTTATTGACTACGGATGTGGCACAGGGGTTTACTCTGAGGTGTTGCGTATGGATGGCTATGATATTATGGCTCAGGATGTGTTTAAGAGTCACAGAGATTACTGTAAGGAGAATTATCCAGACTTGAAGGTTATTGCTAAACCAAAGGCAGCTGAGTTGATGTTGTTTATTGAGGTTGCGGAGCATATGACTGACCAGGAGATTAAGAATGCGATTGAAATGATTGACCCTAGATTTATATTGTTTAGCTCTACACCTGAAAGTACCGTTAATGATGAGCAATGGGGTCACATTAACATTAAGCAGGAGCCAGAGTGGATTGAGTTTTGGAAAGGTCTAGGCTATGCAGTCGTAGAGAAGCCACAAACTCCAACGTCATGGTCTCTGACTCTAGGAAAAATTTAATCTACTTTATTTACTACAATGGCAGGTTACATCACTATCATGTGTTGAACTTGAAGCTATTGTCATTGTATTGGAAAGTATTCAATGGAAAACGCATTGTAAAGATTGCCATAGATAGCAATTATTCTATTGATCCGATTGTAAAGATGCTGCCTAATGACTGTGAGTATCAAGTTGTGCAGAATAATCAGGAAACTGGAGAAGCAGTTCACTTCTTAGATTCATTGGTAGAAATAGATGGAGGCATGACGTTTTATGGTCATTGCAAGGGTGTTTCACGACCTGTGTGGCGAGGTTTAGATATGTGGATTAATAATTTGTATAGAAAGAATTTAGAGAATGTACCTGAACTTGGCGATAAGATATTTGCAGGTGTTTTTGCTAAGCTTTTGCCTTGCCCTCCTTATGTACCTGAAAAGTTCCACTACAGCGGTTCGTTTTATTGGATGGATACGGATAAAGTTAAGGCTAGGCTAAAAAAATTAGACTTAAATAAGTATTTGACCGAAAGATTCCCTGCGATAATTGCAACCAAGGAGGAATGTATTTTTGGGTTTGGTAGTACGGAAAAAAACTTGAATTTTTATGATGAACAAACGTGGAGACAAATAAAAAGGTAATATACACCGTTGTATTAGGAGAATATGATAAACTGAGTCCTGCTCCTAAGTTTGAGGGGTGGGACTTTGTTGTATTTACAGATGACATATTACTAGTTGCTGATGGATGGTCTAAATACCTTGTGGAAGGTGGAAAAGACTTACAGAAGGAGTCTAGAAGATATAAGTTCTTATCTCATGTGTATCTAAAGGAATACGATTTAGTCTGCTACATTGATGGAAATGTAACTTTGGTATCTGAGCCACCAAGTCAACCTATTTGGTTTACACATAAGCAAAGGAATTGTGTTTATGAAGAGGCAATGCTTAGGTCTATTGATGTAGACATGGTTAAGAGGCAGATAAGGTATTACATGGAGTTAAGGTTCACCGATAAGGCTGGATTGTACCACAATAACTTCTTTGTGAGGTCAAACCGAAATGATGTGCAGAACAACTTGATGGAAAAGGTTTGGGAGATTATACAAGAGCATACTTCTGTGGATGAATTGGCACTCCCGTTTGCTATGTGGTCTACGCAGTCAAGGATGGAAAATATCAAGCATCAGTCATTACAAAGTAGGTACATAAAGGTCAAGGCACACCATAAACTTATAGAGGATAAAAGGAATGTTAATGTGCATCACATTACACCTGGTAGATCAGATAAGAACATTGGAAGGGCTATAAACGAAATAGTCAAAGGGTTACCGGAGAACGATTGGGTTTGTCTTAGGGACATTGATACACTACCGATGTATCACGAAAAGATTTATAAGCAATGTGAGGAGATAGCTAGGGCAGGAGAATTTGATTTAGTAGGATGCATGACCAATAGGCTTGGCTTGCATTATCAGTTAGTTGGAGGAAGGAAGAGCAATGATTCTGATATCTTAAATCACAGGAAGATTGCTGTGGATTTGTACAACAAGCATGGCAATGATGTTACTGTTATGCATCAGATAATTGGAGGCTTGTTTATGTTGTTTCCTATAAGTACCTGGAAAGCTGTTGGTGGATTTCCTGAAGGAGGAATTCAGATACAAGGACATTTCTTTGACTACCATTTTTGCAAGAAGGTATTGCAACAAAGATTAAGAATTGGTATTGCTCAGGGGATATATCTGTTTCACTACTACCGATTTGAGCATGGAGAGGATACTAGGAAACATATAGCACATCTTTTATGAAGTTGTAAGTTTGTTAGATTTTTTCAATCTTTGTGTATAAATGGAAAGTGCAATCTATATAGGCGAGAAAAATGCTGACAGCTATTCAGACTATCCTGAATCTGTTAGAAACAATGCCAAGAGAGTTCTTAAATTTGTGGAGGAGAATGGATGGGGTCCTTGTGGTACAGATGTTGGAAAGCAGAGAGCTAACCAACTTGCTAATGGAGAAGCTATTAGCGTAGATACTATAAAAAGGATGTATTCATATCTTAGTAGGCACGAAGTAGACTTAGATTCTTCTACTTCCTACGAAGATGGATGTGGTCTTTTGATGTACGATGCATGGGGAGGAAAGTCTGCACTAACGTGGAGCAGGAGTAAACTTAGAGAATTAGGTGAAATTAAAGAACAGAGCGATATGAACTTTCTAACTAAAGGGATCAATCAAGGATTTCAAGATGCAGACATGAAGCAAGGAGTTGTTTCAGGTTATTTTGCAATGTTCGGGAATAGAGATTTAGATGGTGATGTAATCGAGAAAGGTGCATTCACTAAGACAATAATGGAGCGTGGTCCACAAGGGAAGAAACTTATTAAGTACTTGTTAGACCATGATTCAAAGAAATCAGTAGCTCTTATCACTAACCTAGAAGAGGATATGAAGGGCTTGAGATATGAGGCTAAGATTGGCACTCATGCTCTTGGAGTTGACTTTATGAAGATGGTTGAATCAGGGCTTATCAACCAACATAGCTTTGGATTCTCTGTGCCAAAGGACAAGCAGTACTTTGACCAAGGAAGAAAGGCAAATGTTATTAAAGAAGTAATTATGTTTGAAGGATCAGCGGTACAATTTCTAGGAGCTAATCCAGAGACTACATTTATCGACTTAAAATCAGAGTCAGATGCATTTGAGTACTTGGACAGACTTGAGAAGTTTGTAAGAACCTCAGATGCTACTGATGAAACACTAGTAAAATTAGAAGAAAGACTTAAATCACTTTATGACATTCTGAAGCCAGCACCTGCTACTTTGGAAGAGAAAGAAGCCGATCTAGACCATAAATTAATTATCGAATCACTTAAATCTACATTTAGAAATCATGGCAGAATTGCAAATTAAGGAAGTTCAGGACTTCCTATCTGAAGAGTTAACTACTCTAAAGAAAAACTTCTCCACCGAGAGAGAAAAAGACGTTGCAGGATTTGACGCAAAAGTTAAAGATGCAATGGACAAGTTGTCTGCTGATATGCAGACGAAACACGCTGACATCCAGAAGGAAATGGATATGGCTTTAGCTCAGGCTAACGAGAAAGCTTCTCAGAAAGTTGACCGTAAGAACTTCGGATGGTCTCTACATGAGACTTTGAAGGCTAACCACGCTGACATGATTAAAAATGTTAAGTCTGGTAAGGGCATGGAAATGACTATGAAGGATTTCAACTATTCTGACTTCACAGGATATGAGCCTTTCGTAACTGACTTTAGAGATCCAATCTTGGTTAAGTATGAGTCTTTCCACTACAGAAACGTACTTCCTGGTGGAACTATGGCAGGTGAGTTTGTTAAGTATCCTAAAGAAACTGCTACTACTGGTGGAGCAAACACTTGGGCTTACGGAACTGGTTCTGGTGGAGCTAACGTAGCTAAGCCTGAAATTGAGCCTAAGATGACTACTTATCAGGCTGATGCTGAGTGGATTGCAGGTCTTATCAAAGGAGTTCCTGTATCTATGATCGAAGATTTGGCTTGGATGACTTCATTCTTGCAGAACAAAGGTCGTGCTGAATTGTTGAAGAAGGAAGATACCTTTATCCAAGGTTTGCTTCTTGATGCAGCTAACTCTGAGAACTACAATGGTTCTAAGACTATCAGCATTGAAATCTTGATTGATGCTGCTCTTCGTCAGTTGAAGAACAACCTTCACACTCCAACCGGAATTGTGTTGAGTAACCAGGATTACGTTAACATCTTGTTGGGTAAGGCTTCAGGTTCTGGAGAATACAACTTCCCAGGTGTTGTGACTGTTAATCCTTTGACTGGACAATTGAATGTTGTTGGTATCCCTGTATTCTCTAACTCTTACCTTTCTCAAGGAACTGGTATCGTTGGTGATTGGAACCAAGCTCAGTTGTTGACTCGTCAGGCTCCTCGTATTAGATTCTTCGATCAGAACTCTGATGATGCTGAGAAGAACGTAATCTTGGTTCGTGTTGAGGAGAGAGTTGCACTTCCTGTGTTCTATGACAATGCGTTCATTAAGGTAACTTTGGCTTCTTAATTAGAAGTCAATAGTTTAGACTAAGAGCCTTGGATATTTTCCAAGGCTTTTTTTATTATCTTTGAATCATGGCAGGATATGAATACAACGAAGATATGCTTGGCAATATATTGCCGGTATATGAATATAAAGGGGCAACAGGACTCCAAGTGACTTTTACCGATGAAGAATTTTATGTTGAACCTTACGACATAGAAGACTTTAAGGATTATGCTAAAATCGATTTTGATACCGATGACAACTTAATTGAGTTGTTCCTGAAGTCTGCTAGACAAAACATTGAGCAGTATTTGCAGAAATCTTTGGGCATAAGAACAATTAGTTTGATTGCTTTGCACTTGCCTAAAAACTTTAAATTACCTTTTGGTCCTATTGAGGCAATGATTACAGAAGGGTTTAACTTATTTGGTGATTTGCTAAAAGAAGGTGGAAAAGATATTGAAATTGAGTATGAAAGCAACGCAAGTTTGGTGAATGATGCAATTATACAAGCAATCTATCGTCAAGCTTACCATTACTACGAAAATAGAGAGAATGAGTTGAAGGCTGATTTAGTGAGTGAGGTCAAGTTGCTTATAAATCCATACAAAAGAATCGTATTCCCATGATGAGAGAAAAAGTAGTATTTAAGAGGTCAATTCAAACTCAGGACCCTGTCACAGGTCAGTTGATTAATACTGTCTCTATTTACTACGAGCCAAAGGGAGCTAGTGTTAAAGAAATTACACCTAGTGTTGACGTTGTTGCTCAGAAGCAGGATTTAAGCACATTGATTGAAGTGTTGATCCGTTACAATCCTTCTGTAGCAATTCAGAATGGTGACCAGATTGAGTGGAGGGGATATTACTTTACTGCTCTTGCTCCAAAGGTTGACCCATTAAGAAGATACATTACTATAAAGGCATTTTCTGCAATGGAAACAACTGATAGAAATGGCACTCAAAGTTAAGATAACCAATATCAATATTCTTTTACAAGACTTAGATAGGTACTCCCAAAAGGCACAATCTGGTATTGTTAATGAAATAAAAAATTGGGCTGATAGAACTGAAGCAGATGCACAACGAGATGTGCCTGTTGATACCGGTGCTTTAAAAAGTTCTATTAGAACAAGTCAATCAAATAATGGATTGACCTGGTCAGTTCTTGCAGGAGGAATAAATAATGTAAACTATGCTCCATTTATTGAATTTGGAACAGGGGCAAGAGTAGATAAATCATTTTTACAGCAATACGGACTAACTCAGTATGCTAGTCAATTTAGAGGAAAGCAATCTCCAATTTTCGCTTTACCTTCTAGGAGTTATCTATACAAGAATGCTAGGCTAGAGTTTGAGAAAACTTTGCAAAACATACAGAAACTATTACAACAAACATGAAAAAACTAAAGGATTTATCACAGATTTGCTTTCTAGCATTTCTCTGTCTAGCAATCTGTTCAGGAATTCTAGAGATTGCTATTTGGCTAAATAAGCCCTTCGCATACTTACTGTCGATTTCTATTGCTTTTTTAGTAATTTGGGGAGCAGTTGAAATCTACGAGCGTGCTAAATGAATTACCCTGACTCAATATTCTTATCTAGACATTCATACTTTGAGAAGAGGTTTGCTCGTTTGATACGAAGAGCCTTGTCGGATCAGTACAATGAAATGGCTGATTTATTTGCCACAGGACAAGACATCGGCAAGGTTGATGATAATGGGTTAAAGATGGTTTATCAAGCCATGTATCAGCTTATAATGGAGGATGAGGGGACTTTAACTTGGAACTCAATGGTTGCGCCTATAACCAACCAAGAGATTTCTAAAAAAGACATATTTGATGAGATTGCAAGTACTCTAAAACCTCAAGAGGTTGGTGAGATGACATCGTTTTGGAGAAGGTTAATGGATGGATTCTTACAGACCTACATTATCTTTAGAATTAGCGAAGTTCTAAGCACGGGAATTAAGCGTGTTAACGACCTTATCTTTAAGCAGAGAGGTCTAGGGTTAAGTGATGAGCAGATAACGCAGCTAATACGCTCTGTAGACCTTGAGCTAAGAGCTAACACGATTGCACGAACTGAAGTAACCAATGCAATGAGCAAGTCACAACTTCTTGCACTAGAAAGCTCAGGTTTGAATTGGCAAAAGGCATGGAAAGCTATTCGTGATGATAGAACTAGAGATGCCCACTTATTTACTGATCCTAAGTTGTTTATTCCAATCAAGGACAACTTCATTATCAATGGTCAGCAACTAGCATATCCTGGAGATTCAACTCAAGGAGCTTCTATGAGCAACACTATTAATTGCAGATGCAGGTTGACTTTCAAGCAGGAGGGTTCTCGCTTTGGATTCACAAATCGTTAAAAAGCATTATCTTTGAGTATGGATTTATCAAAAGCATTAAAATCTGGTTATTATCAAGCTCTATACCCAGAGATAGGTGTTCCTGTATATGATGCGTTTTCAATACCTGAGATGGCTACATATCCATATGTAATCATTTCTACCATTACCACTTCTGAAATTGTAAATACAACCTGCAAGAAGTTCAATGCTGAAGTAACTCTTGACATTGTAACGGGTTTTACAAGACCTACCGGTATGGATGAGGCATTTGACATTGCTGAGGATATTGATGCGATAATAAATCCAATGAGTTTAGCTGACATCGATATTAACGCTTACGGATGGGAGATTGGAAATACCAATCTTGCTTCTTCAGATAGCGTTCAGTTAAAAACAGGAGAATATTGGATTTACAGAAATATTAGAACCTATTCTCACATAGTCGTACCATTTTGATAATAAAAAAAAATCTGATACCTTTGAAATAATAAAATAAAAATACTATGGCTAACGAATTATTTAGTAAAGATATTGGTGTCTATGTAGACATTTCAACTACATCAACCCCTAACTGGAAATTGGCGGTTTGTACCTCTTCAAAATCTTTGTCTATTTCCGTAGGCTCTACTGAAATCAACAACGACTGTACAGGCAATTTCGTAAGAAACCTTCCATCTACTGCTTCTTGGACTATGTCCTTTGAGGGTGATGTTAATACCAATCCAGGTGCTGGTGAAATTTCTGCTGAAGAATTATTTGGATACGCTATTAGCAGAGATGTGAAGAAATTCAAGTTTGAATCAGTTGACGATTCTTATATCAGATATGGAGAAGGATTTATCTCTCAATTTGACGAATCAGCTAGTGCGCCTGAGTATCAGACATTCTCTGTATCTATTTCTGCATCTGGACCTCTTTCCGCATCAGTACCAACCTAATTTCTGTTTTCGTGTTTGTGTTTAGTTAAAAAGCCTCTTTTTTAGGGGCTTTTTTTTTGCTTGTCACAATTATTCCTAAATTAGTGGCATGACAGGAATAATGAAACTTAGCATAGGCGGTGTAGACCGAGTTTTGCGTTTTAACAACTATTCGGCTATTGAGTTAGCAAAGATTATTTACAAGGGTGAGCAAGTTGATTTTGATACTGAGGACTTGCTAAGCAGAATAATGAAACTTAATGAGAAGAATCATTTTTTACTTGTTAAGACATTGATTTACGCAGGGATCATTGGCAATGACTATGTTGTTGGCTTCGAGGAGACTGTAACTGTTGAGCAAGTAGGAGAATGGATTGCAGATATTAGTGAAGCAGATATCTATACTGTGTGGCAGACTTTTTGGAGTTCTATGGGAGTCAACTTGCCTGAGATTAAGGAATTGGAATCAAAACCAGATTCTGTTGCTGAAAAAAAAAAATAACTTGGATTGACATTTGCCAAGAATGTTTTGGTGAACTTCGCATACTTCCTCGAAATTTTTATGAAATGACTTTTGCTGAGACTATTTTGACCTTGCGTGGTTATCAACTTAGTCAAGTAAGAGAATGGGAAAAGTATAGATTAGTAGCTTACCAGGTGTACACTTCAATTCCTAAGAAAGGTCCAAACAAATCTATTAAGGACTATTTTCCTTTGCCTACTGATCTTTCAGGTAAGAAATACGACCCAGCCTTGATTAAGGCTAGGAGGCAAGCATTCTTAGATAAGATGGCTAAAAATTAGTATTTTTGAAACATGAATGAGCTTCAAATAAGATTAACTGGCGATATAAAGGATTTGCAATCAGCCCTTAACAAGGCTAAGGCAAGTATAAAGTCTTTTGAATCTGAAACCGGAACGGATACTGAAAAATCCAATGTTGGGTTTAGAAGGAAGATTGGATTAATTGAGCAGTTAACGGCTAAAGCTAAGACACTAAAAGTTTCTTTGACTCAAGCCACCAATGAAAAGCAAATCGCTGGTTTTAATGCTCAACTTGAGCAAACAAATCAAGAGCTTGCTAGACTTAATGCTTTAGGGAAGACATTTGCTAGTTCAACAGTTCAATCATTTGATAAATTTAGAGTATCCGCAGGAGCAGCAGGTGGATCAGCTATTGCATTCAATAGAATTATTCAAGATGCTCCTTTTGGTATTATTGGTGTTGGTAACAACATTCAACAATTTGCAGAACAATTAACTGCTTTAAAGGCTACTACTGGTAGCACAGGTGCTGCTTTAAAAACATTCTTTGTTAGCTTAATTAGTCCTGCTAACCTAGTTGTGCTTGCGGTTTCAGCTATTACTGCTGCATTTACCGCTTATCAATTAGGTGTATTTGATTCAAAAGAAGAAACAAAGGATTTAACATCAGAGACTGAACAATTTAATCAATCATTAAATAAT